CTCGGGTTATGAATGGCTTGTCTGCGGGCACTTGGGAATCACCCGATGCCGGCTTAGCCCTGCCAGGAGCGGCGAGCGTCCCCAGATCAACCGCGGCTTGACGAGGAGCGGGCGCCGGTGAAGGCTGTTGCTGCTCGACCTGCGGAGTCTGTAACGTCTGACCCGTGGCTCTGACTTCCATCAGGAAGTCGTTATAGAACGCGATGACCTTAGGAGCGTCTGCTGCTTGGTACGCCGCGTTCAACATCTGTCGTCTCACCTGCCCAGTGTAAATATTCGGTAAATTGAGCCACGCCTGAAACTGCGGCGTGTTATTGATCGCCACCCAGTCCGGCACGGCCTGCCGCAACTGCGCTTTCGTGTCACGTTGCGCCTGCGTGATCACCTGCTTTTTCAGGCTCTGGTTCTCGTTCTTCAGCGCGTCAAGCTCGGGCGCGATGACCTGCTTGGCGGCACGAGAGACCACGTCGATAAGTTCGTCGCCGTAGGTGTCGCGGTCCTGATCGGTAATCAACTTAGCGTGATCCTGGCGCGAATTATTTTGCGTGCGAGAATTTTGCGAATTGCTCGCGGGCGCATCGCTAAGCAACGAGTTCAAGCGCACCACCTCGTCGCCAAGCTCCTGCATCTGCTGCTGCATGGTGCCGAGCGTGCGTGACTGCGCGTCGTGGCGTCCCTTCATAGACAGGAAGCGATGTTTCCACTCGGTCGCCGAAATGCCTTCGTCGTCACCGGAAACGCCGGTGCGTTGTGGCTGTTCTTGCTGGAGCGGCTGATTCGCATCTTGAGCGGGCTGCTGCACTTGTTGAGCTTGCGCAGCAGCTTCCGCTTCGGCGGCGCGGGTAGCTTCCTCGGCCGCGGCTTTCTCTTCAGGTGTGGGTTCTGGCGGCGCGTAGGCCTGCTGATGAATGGTCTCGGCAAGCGCCGCCGAAGCCTTGACGTGATCAGGGACTCTTACGTTTGGGTCCACTGAAAAATCGGTCAGGCCTGCGCCATCGGAGACTTTATCGTTGGCTGCCATTTAGCTACTCCTTGGGTGGCTGGGGCGTTTCGGGGATGTGGCATTCCCTGAACAAGCGAAGGAACGCGAGGCATTGTCGCGCTCGACCTTGCATGTTGAGGACCTGGTCCTGCGGCGCTTCGGTTACCGCCACGGTAATTTCGTTCGTGTAGGCAGCGAACGTCTCGACGAACTGCTCGAACCCTTCGGGATCGGCGTTTCGCAGGCGTAACGCGAAATGACTCAGGACATCAGTGGATTTCAAGCAATACCGTTTCCTGCCCACGAACCGCTGCCGAGACCGTCGGGAACAGGCGCGGGCTGTGCCATTGGGGTGGCTTTCTGGTAGCTCTGAAACGAGGATGGCCCGCCACCGGCAGCACTACCGGGGAGATCACGCTGGTCAGAACCCTTGTTGGGGTCGTTGTGCAAGGTACCCTTCTTATGGATACCAAGGGGCGTCATGTGCTTCTTGAACATCAGATACCTCCCAGGCGCCCCGGGCCGAAAGGACTCGGCGCTGGCGCCACCATAACTGGCTTTTTGCCGTAGTCCCGGGTGTTCTTCAGACGCGGTGGCCGCACCTGAATCGAATGGTCCCCGTTGACATTGGGCGTGGCGCCAGGATCAGGAACGGTCTTCGGACGCACTACGCCGGCTGGATTAATGGTCTGCCGGCGCATATCAACGAGCGCTCGTCTTGCCCGCCTGCGCCGGCTGCGAACCAGCGTAACCAAACATCTTGCCGGAGCCGCCCTGGGCGAACTTGCCACCCGAGCCGTTCGTATCATGTGCGGTACAGCCCGCTTCCTGCTCGCCCGCGGCATCGCTCGGAGCGGTAGTAGTGCGATCGCCCTTGCCGAACATCGGGGTGTTGCCACCCTTCGCGAACGCGGCGTTGTGCGAGGTCTTCTTCTGGAACGCGGCCATCCGTAAATCTCCCGAGGAAAAATTGGTCCTGATCGGGGTATCGAGCGGACGGCTAAAAAACCGTTTATCACAGTTGGGTCGCATCCAGCAGATCGCCAGCGCGCGCTGCACGATATATCCGTGGTTTGGCGTACCGCGCCGCGATCTCATTGATGATCCAGTCATCGCCGTCAAGGATCGTACATTCACCGGGCTTTACCGCGATCAATGCGTCAACGGCAACAGCGACGCGCTGCCAGGTGCGCTTCTGCTCGCCTGTTCCATAAATAGTGATTGTCTCGGCGGCTTCGCACTTCTCGATGAAGCTGTGGCCGCCTGGACCGTAGATGTTGCAGAACCGGACGACCGCACAACCGTACATCCGGGCGTAATCCTCGCAGGCGCGCTTGGATATGGCATAGGGGTTGACCGGATAGTTCACCATCGACGAGGAAGCGAACACCACCTTGGTGCGGTACTTTTCGAAGATGCGAATGGAGCCGAGAATGTTGGTCTCAGCATCGAGCCACGTGTTTGCGCAATACGCATCAGTCTGGGCGGCGAGATGAAAGACGCGATCGATGTTATCTGGTAGCGGATACGTCAGGATGTCCGTGCCAAGAGCCACATCGATCCGATGTATAATCTCGCCTAGATCATCCAACTTGCGGCAGAGGTGGGTCCCGATGAAACCTTCCGATCCGGTTACCAACACCGGCATCTAGCGTTTTTCCAGAACGATCAGGCGCTCGTCCTTGTGGGTCTGGTACTCGACCGCGGTCATGTCGTCGAACTCGCGCATCAGCGGACGGATGATGTGTTCGCCGAGGTCGTGGTGCGGGACTTTATACGGGCAAGATTCCTCGATCGCGTAGACGCCATTGCGGCAGAGGAACGGCCACAACTGCCGCACCAGGAACATCTGGTTGAGCGGATCGTGCACTGCGTCGTCGCAGATGAAGTCGAACAGGTGGTCGCCGCTCGACGTCAACGCAGCGTCGACAGCTTCGAAAAGCTCCGGCTGCGCGTAAGCATCGCACTGGAACGTATGAATGCGATCCTGGTCGTTGAAAATGAACCGCTCGTCGTTGTCGAAGCCGTTGATCTCAGCACCGGGGAAGAAGTCGCGCCATGCGAACAGGCTGGCGCCGACGACGTTATTCGGGATATCCCTGAACCCGCAGATGCCTATTTCCAGCACATTGGCGACGCTACGCCGGCGACTGCCGAGATGCTTCTCGTAGGCCTGCGTATAGCCCCACCCCTGCGGCGGATCGCCCTTGTCGGTGCCGTACTTCAAAAACAGATCGTTGAGGTTCATGACTGTAACTCCGAACGGAAGTTGTCGAACATGGAAACGTCGTGGTCGGCGCGATACCAGTGAAACAGTTTCGGCACCTTCTGTTCGACGCGCGCCCAGGTGTTCACTTCCCACTCGATGTTGCCTGTGGTGCGGAAGTGGTTGCGCGCAATCGCCCGGCATGACGCGTCGAACAGATTGACGATCTTGCGCGGCACCGCGATGACCGAGCCGCAGAAACGCCAGCAGGGGAAGGCGCTCTCGATGATGTCGGGTTTGCCCCAGCAGCCGGGGGCGTAAATCGCCTTGTCGTCAAGCTTCTGGAAGAACCGATGTATAGATTCGTTGTTGACGCCCGGGAGACGAAAAATCCCATAGTCGACCCACACCAGCACGTCGGCGTCTTCGTCCTCTTCGGCTGCCTGCACCAGCCACGCGGACTTCTGATGATTCACGCAGTGATACGCGAGCGTATTCTTCGCCGGGTTGTCGTGCTGCGAGATCGTCGGGATGATCTTCTGGGCCTTCACGAACTGCCACAGCCAGGTATCCTCGACGTGGGCATAAAATGCCTTCTTCGGTACAGGAACGCCACTCAGTTGTTCGCCAAGCTCGCCATACTCGGCCGCAGAGCGCGGGTGAGCGGGAATTGGCACATAGCCCGTGACGAGCTTAATTTTCATGGAACTCGCTCAGCATCGTCGCAACGTCGGTGGTTGACACCTGCGCCAGTATGGCCTGGGCATCCTTCACGCCGTAGGAAAGTACCAGATCGAGACCGTTGGGATGCGGCGCGAGGCCGGCGCAAAACTCGATCTGCTGGGCGTGGAAGCAGAACGGCAGGGACAAGCGTCGCAGCGTGTAATCACGGCTCAGCCACGCGAACCGGTGCGCGTATATCCGGCGGTAGTCGCCGGGGTCGATCGCTTCATGGACGACACACAACCAGCCGTTCTTGAACGGGATGCACTGACTGCCACCGCTGATATTGTCGACCGCGATTTTGGCGGGGGCGCGGGACACCGACAATTTGTTGACATCGCCCGCAACGATCGTGTCGAGGCGATAAACATAACGCAGGTCGTCGCCATCGACGAGCGGCATCCAGTTCTTCTCGCACGCGGAGCCGTCGGTCAGGAAGGTCGTAGGTTTGTCCGCGGTCAACGGCACGAGCGCCTGTTGCGGCGTGCCGCTGGCGAGGTTCTCGCGAATGCAGGCGGTCGCCCATAGCTTGTCTTTCCACGAGAACAGCCGCATGTCTTCGAGTCCGCGCACCAGCGTGAATTGCGGATCGCTCGGCGGCTCCCAGATAATCGGCTGTTGCGAATCTGTCGACAGGTCGGCGTTGAGTCGCAACAACAGGTTATTGGTGTCGATCGGGTTGCTGCCGTTGGGTTCGCCTTCGCCCTTGATCAGGTAGCGTCCATCACCGTCGATCGTGTAATTGACCGTGCGTACGATGCAATGAAGCTCACCGTTATGTATCGCCACCGACGGGTTCATCGCGACATAACCTGGTTGCGGCGTGGCGTGAATCTCGCGCGATTTGAATGTCGGACAGTGTTCGACAAGCGGACGCAAGTACCAGCGAAGATTTTGGCGGGCGCCGTGGCGAACCTGCGCCGGCACCGACAAATCGAGCCCGAGCCCGCTACAAACGCGCGCGGCTAGTTTCTTGTCGGCGTCGTCGCCATAAAATCCCAGGATCGAGAATTCTTCCCGGAAGCCCCAATTGTAGACCCAGTCGGCGACGAACAGCGTATCGTCTGGTCGCTTGAGGTAGAGGCCTGCCTTACAAAAAATAAGGGCCGTCTTCTGACAGTCCGGCTTCTCGCGATAGTGCTTGGTGAGATCGTAAAGCGCTTCCGCGCGTTGCGGGCGGCGGTTGTATGCACTCAGTGCAGTGTAGGTGAACCCGGCCTCAATAGACTGCTGTTCCTTGAGGCATGCAGCGAGATTGATTTCTGCATTCCAGACTTCTTCCTCCCAGCCGCCGAGTTCGATGCGCTTCTTGTAGGCGATCTCGGCCATGCACCAGTCGCCGGCATCGCGATAGGAGTTGGCCAGATAAAACCACGTCCGCGGGTTGTGTGAGTTGCCGGGCTTCCGCAGGTCATCTTCCAAAAGCCTGATATCGCGCTCGAACTTGTCGGCGCGGTTCGAACCATCGGCGTGATCAATGAAATCAGCGCCGTCGATCGTACCATCGGTCGGAACATCGAGGTACTCGTGGGTGGCGCCGACGTATTGGCCGGAAACGTCGGTGCGAAGTAGGCGCGTGTTGTGGTATGACGTGCCGCCGGCGACCTGAAGCATGTGGTACGCTTCTCCAGTGAGTCCGTCGAACGCGTCGGGCCTCGTGACGCGTAGCTCCATGTCGGCGTCCATCAGCAGGAAATAGTCTGCACACATGAACTGACCTAGGCAGCGCCGCGCTTTGTCAAGTGCGAGATTGCGCGCCTGCGAAAAGTTCTCGAATGGACCATCGACGATCCAGTATGCGATACCGGGGTGTTCAGCGAAAAACGCTTGAATACGTTCTTTGGTATCGTCAGTCGATCCGGTGTCGAGAATTACCGCGGCGGTAATGTGGGGAGCAACAGAAGCAAGAGCGCGTTCAATTCGCGCGCTCTCGTTCTTCACGATCATACAGAGCGCCAGCTTTACGCTCATAGACAATCCTCCAGATACTTAACTAAATCGCGAAGTCGGAGGATATCTGCGATCCCGCCTTTCCCTGCTGCATGATTACAACCAAGACACAGAATGCCACGAACATCGCTTGCCTTACACGGAAGTGGTCCCGCATGATCAGTATGCCAATAACGACCACCGGGGGTGGTTGAACCGCACGCGGCACATGCGAACCCCTGTGCAGCAAAAAGAGCTTCCCACTGCGCTACAGTCAGCCCGTATTTTTTCCGGAAGTGGTAAGCTCTACTGTACTCACGCATGTATGTCGGGTTCGCCGCTCTCCAGAGAGCCGAACCGCGTTTGTTGTATTCCCTGCATTTATCTGGATTTTTAGCGCGCCAAGTTCGCGCGGCTTCTCGACGCACAACACGTTGTTCTTCACTCAGCTTGGTGGTCATTTTGCACGAAGACCTTGTTGGGGGTTAGCCGTTCGAGATGCGGAGCACTCCCACACCGGTTGCACCGCCGGGGTTCCACACTGCGCCCACGATATGCGGGTCGAAATTCGGCGGATCGACCTTGTTCGCAACGACGGGGCCGGCCGGTCCCTGCGGACCGGTGAAAGCTGCGCCGTTACGTTGCGTGCCGGTCGGACCAGTCGCGCCTGTGGCCGAGTTCGCGCCGGTGTTGCCAGCGGGACCGGTTGAGGAGCCGGTAGGTCCCTGCGATCCGGTCGGTCCGGTCGCACCGAGCGTGCCGGTGTTGCCGGCAAAACCAGTCGGGCCGGTGTTGCCGGTCGGGCCGGTGATACCGATTGCACCAGGACCGGCGGGGCCAGTCGGTTGCGCACCCGTCGGACCCGTCGGACCGGTGAACGCGGCAGCGCCGCCCCCTGTCGGACCCTTGGCACCGGTGTTGCCGGCGGGACCCTGAATGTTCTTGTCGTTGATCAGGTCGACGACTTCCTTCAGCACCTCGGGGATGCGGTTGTCGTCATAGGTGTCCTTCGACGCGGTGCTCGGATCGAGTGGTTTGAACGCCATTTGCTGGCTCCTGTTAGCCGGCCGAGACCGTCAGAACGCCCGCGTTGTTCCAGACTTGCCCGTTGACATGCGGATCGGAAGTCGGCGGTACGAAGATCGATGCGAACGCGCCGGTCGGTCCGGTAGACCCAGTCGGTCCAGTTGCCGCAGCGCCGGTCGGGCCGGTGACGCCGGTCCCCGTCGGACCCGTCGGACCCGTGGCGCCAGGAGTCGGACCAGTGTTGCCGACAGCGCCGCCTGGTCCGGTTGCACCGACACCGGTCGGGCCGGTGACGCCGGTTGGACCCGTGTTACCAACAGGTCCCTGCGGACCCTGAATGGGCGCGCTCGATCCGGTCGGGCCGGTTACGCCCGCGGGGCCCGTGTTACCTGTCGCGCCGGTCGATGCGCCGGTCGGACCAGCAGGGCCGGTAACGCCGGTGGGGCCGCCGATATTGCCCGCGTTGATCGCATCAACGGCCTGCTTGAGGACGTTGCCGATCGAATTACGGTCGTAATTTTTACTGGACAGGATGGCCATCTGTTACCCCTACGGCAGGCGCTGCCTGCTCCCTTCTAAAAGTCGAACCCGTTACTCTTTTCTTTATTGCGAGAGTTACGCTGCCCCGGTGAACCCCGGGATGATTACGGTCTTGACGATGCCCGCCGGGCCGGTGCCGGAACGCGAAAACACTTCCTTGAATGAACCAGGCGGCGATCCCGCCTGCTGCGCGGCGTTGATCTGTTTCCACACCGCGAACGTTCCGGTCGGACCCGTAAAGGTGCTCAGAATGTGCACGCCTTCGACGGTGCCCGTAGGACCTGTTGGACCAGCCAACACGCGAACGTTCTTTTGTGTGTTGACTGCCATCAGCCAACGCCCCCACTAACCGGCTTGGCGCCCGCACCGGGCTGACTGCCGGTGAGGTGCGTCTGCGGACCCATCGACTGCGACAACTGACTCGGCTGCATGCCTTGCGCACGTGATGCGTCCTGTGGCCCTGGGGGGCCGGCGTCCAAACTCGGATCACTCATTGTTGATTGGCCGCCGAGCGTGCCGATATGTGTAGGCTTGCCTTCCGGCATCTGTTCGCGTTGTGCGAGAATGCCGGACGTCAGTTCAGTGGTGATGCGCTTGACGCCGGCCTCGACGCCCTGGTTAACAGCCTGCGTGATCAGCGTGTCGATGTTGCCGCCATTCTGCGCCTGTTGCTCCTGCTGCTTCATCATCTGTTCGATCTGGTCTTCGGACGGCACGATCTCCTCGCCCGGCATACCGATCGTCGATGACACGTTGCGCAGCACGGTCGAGCGGCCCTTCATCCCCATGATCTTCAGGTCGGTCGGGTTGTTGGTTGCGGTCAGGAACTCGATCTGGCGCTGGCGCAGCGTCTCGCGCTGGATCGCGACGTTGACGCCTTGCACCGTGACCTTCTCCTCGCCGGTGAGCAGGCCGGACGTATCGGTCAGCATCAGCAGGTCAAAAAGTTGTAACCACGCCTCTTCGAGCACGTCCCGATCGATGTTCGCGGACACCGTCTGCAAAATCTTCGAGGCGTTGCCCATCAGCATCGCCAATCCCGATGCGGTGCGTCCGGCACCGCTACCTGCCTGGCCGCCAACGTATTTCGGGATCGCGCTGACATCGTCGGCGATCGAGATGAACTCCTGATAGACCTGGATCAGCGGTGCGGCGTTGCTCGCCGGCATGAAGAAGCTGATCGGCTGGCGCGAGTTGTTGCCCACCGGATCGTTGCGGACGTGCCAGCGTTTCCATGGGTATAGGTCCTCGCCATTTTCCTCGGGCGCAAGCATGTCGTCGTTGACCACAACCTGCGGACCCGACGAGATCGAGATGTTGTTGACAAGCGAACGCAGCGTAGCGTTGGCGACTTCCTGCAAATCGGCCAAAAGGTCCGTGAGCCCGTTTCCAACGGGCGTTCCAGGGACCTTTTCAAAAGATGTGATGAAATATGGGTGGCGTTGCCGCGGGCTGGGAGAGAGATGCGCCTTGATGACGTGGGTGCCGATCACCCAGACCTGGACATGGTAGTCGCGGAGTTCGTCCTCGACCGCCATGCCATAGTCTTGCAAAATACGTCCCTGGACGTTGCCGTTGAACTCCATCATCGAGATCATTCCGGACCGGTTCCACGCCGGGTTCTCGCGGTTCTCCAGCACGCTGCGCTCGGCGTCGGTGGTGTCCCAGTTATCGTAGAGGCCGCCGGCGCCGTATTCGTCGAGCACCGCCCTGATCTCGGACACGTTGTAACCGGGCAAATCCAGGAGATCGTTGAGTTCGGCGCGGGTGACGCGCAGCTTCTCGATGGTGTTGGCGTTGGCGATGTCGGCGACGCCAGGGGTGAACCAGAGATCGAACGGCGAGACCCGGTTCCAGGTCAGACGTGGGACCTGCTTCACGATCGGTTGACCACCGCCCGGCGGCCAGATCACCTGCGGTACCACCTTGACCACGGGACCTTTGACGCAAGCGAATGGGAAGATCGGCAGATCGACCAGGAACTCGGCGAGGGCGTGATAGAAGCCTCCCTGCCGCAGCATGTCCTCGATTTTGCCCTCGCTGTCGCGCGCCTGTTTCGCTGCTTTCTTCTTCGCGGCTTCCTTGGCTTGGTCGAGCAGATGGCGCTTGCGATCGGCGGTGTCCGATGGTGACGGCGGTTGACCCAGCGTCTGTGCCACCTTCTGCGCTTCTTGCTGAATCAACTGGTCAATCTTCTGGGTGATGTCCGACGGAATGTCCGGGTCGGCGGGCGGCTGCAACGCCCACGGCTGGTCCTGCCCGAGATAGATGTCCCGCAACAACGAAGAGGCGGCGCGGCACTTCTGCGCGATCATGCGCGCGTAGACCGTCGACCCGCCGAACTTGGACAACTCGCTAAGTTTTGTCGGATCGTACTGACCGTTGAACGTCCGCAATGCGGCAAGCATCCGGTTGCTCCAGCCGGCGGATGTATTTCGATGATTACGAAAAATTTCGAACTGCGCGCGGACGTAGCCGGCGAGTTCCGGATATTGCGGGCCGGCGTTGTTCTCCGCGGCATCTTGGGCGTTTGCACGCGTCACCGCCGCAGCCTGAAGCTGCTGCTCCAACTGGTCAGGCGGTGTGAACTGGATAACGCCGGATTGTCCGAGAGCGGCCATACTCGTCCCACAATTACGCGCGGACGCTCGGACGCAGGCCCCAAACTTTTGCTTAATAGGCTACCGGTAGCGGTGAGGGTGGAAATGGAGGTCACAACCAATGGACCAGCACAGCACCCTTAACCTATGGGTCGGCAACGTGATATCGGCATCGGCGATTCTGACGACGTTACTGGGCCTCGTGCCGGCAATCGCCGCGATCGTTGCGCTGTTGTGGTACCTGGTCCAAATCTACGAGAGCAATACCATTCAGACGTGGCTCAAGAATCGCCGCTTGCGCAAGCTGGCGCGCTTGAAAGCGAGGGTCATCATGCTGCAAGCGCAACTGGCCCAGCCGGTTACACCTTCGGTTTTCGATCCGCCGTCCCTCGATAAACCCCAATAATCAAGTCCACGCCGCCGAGGTGAA